CATTGATCCTGGATGGAAGGTAAATATAAAAGATTTTATGTATGATCGTACATTTATAGAATACCGTGAAGGGGAATGGACAATTCCTGTTATAAAGGACGAACTGCAAAAAATGATAAAACTTTTAGATCTTAATAACACCATTATTATGAATGGAATACATCTTTCAACAGAATTTCCAATTAATCTTGCAGCTACACTTATTACATTGATGGAAGGTGTATATAAGAAAGAAAGTGATGAATACAATGAAGCCTTTGCCTCACAAGGCCTGAAAGAACCTCTAGAGATTCCAGGTGTTTCTAAAATAGAATTTGAAGAAAGACAAGTTAGAATCTATGTACCAACTGGTGCTATTCAACTTGCTCCTTCTACTTCTTCTACTTCTTCTTCCGAGAATCCAACTAATCCCCATGCATAAATCTAAAATCATCAGGATTTGCTGCACTTTGTAACTTTAAAAGATCGGAGCCCTCAAGGATAATTTCCTTAGATGTCCAGAAACCTAATTTATAATCCCAGAGCTGAAAGATAACTCCCATTGGATTTGTTTGAGAAGTTGGCCGAACTGACATTTTAAAACCAGTTACTTTCATAAGTTTTTTAGCTTCGGAATCTGCAAAATGGAAACAATCATCAATATAAAAATTCTTAGATTCAAAGATAACTCCGTTTTTTTTTGGAAGGATCCATTGAAGTTCGTCGGTAGGCATCTCTCCTGCTTAGAGAAACTAGACATTTAAACTAACAAGATAATCCGCAAAATGCCTCAACCTGCATGGTTAATTAGTGGTCCTCCAGGATGTGGAAAATCAACTTTTATTTATGAGGAAGCACGTCGGCGAGGCCTCAGGCTTCTGCATTGGAATGCGCGTGTTGATCGGTCACTTCGCGATGGGCGCGATCGTCTTCATATCCAAGTTCGCTCACGTGAGGCATCCTTATTATGGATTGAAGGTGTTGAAGATTTAACTCAAGAAGCCCAGGCATTTTTACGGAGAATTCTTGAAACCGCAACGCCTCAAGTGCTATGTGTATTGGAATCAACGGAGCCATGGAGAATTAGTGCTCCTGTTTTATCGCGCTGTATCTTCAAAGAGATTGAGCATCGGAAAAATATACAGGACTCTATTCCTGATGGAAGCAGGGAAATACCAGAATCATCTGCAGTCTTAGAGTTATGGGAGGGTGGAAAGGATCCAGTGACTATTTTAAAAAATCTACTACCTACAATTGATAATGCTACGGCGTTTGAAGCATGGAGACGTTGGGGATCAGGTGCAAGTCCATGGTTAGTACTTTCATGGGTACTTCTTAAAAAAGAGATGAGTGAATGCGTTTAGAAGAAATATAGAATGAAAACTATCTTTTTAGGATGAATATTGGAGGAGATTCCGTGAGTGTCTATGCAGAGGCTAAAACCGAATATACTCGCCAGCTTACGCAACATTTAGTTCCGAGTCTTCAAATCTATTTTTTAGATCTATTCAAGTTGGCCAAGGAAAAGGATGACCAGTCTCGGCGTGTTCTCTGGAATTTTCAAACACTACTCCAAGAGATTCCGGATTGGAACCAGGATAAGGTTCTTCGTGAAACGGAGAAAATTCAGCGTGATACTCCGTGTGACTATTTGGAAGAACTTCTAACGGCTGTCTTTATTGCCCATACAAAGGTCTTATCTGCAATTCGCATAAGCACGAAGCAAAAGAAGCTGCAAATTACTGTGCCGAAAATGGACCATTTCCTGCATAGATCTCTCAGAGAGACTGGTCGTCTTCTGTGGGGTAATGCATATTTATATGCTGAGCAAGGAACGGCAATTGATCAGCAGAAGAATATGCGGCAGGTTGAAGTTCTCATACAAGAAGGTATTTTACAGGCCATACGAGGACTTCTTCCAGTTAAGACAATTCTACGTGAATACTTGACTGAAGATGCTGATGAAGAGCAAGAAGAAAGGGAAGAGGAAAGGGAAGATGAAAGGAAAGAAGAAGCAAAGCCTGCAAGCCCTGATGAAATACCTGTTACTGAACCTAGCTCAGGCGAGCCTACTGTAACTGAGACAGTTACTTTAAAGGTAGTTCAAACGGAAGAGAAACCTGCTGAGGATAAACCTGCTGAGGATAAACCTGCTGAGGATAAACCTAAGGAGGATAAACCTAACGAGGATAAACCTGCCGAGGATAAACCAAAAGAAGCCCAACCTCAGACAATTGTAGTTCAAACAGAGCCTTCCGTTAATTTTACAAACTTAGACACTGTCTTTGATTCAAATAATGAACAGAGCAATCGTATATCACTTGCTGCATCTGAAATGGATGAAGAAGATGAGGACGAAAAAATTGATATACTCAATGAACCTCCGGTTCCAATGGATGACTTTGAGGATTTAGAACAGAGCGCAATTGAATTTGAAGAACTTTAAATTTAAATAGCGGTTTAATTTTTTTCCTTTTTTCCCTTGTGCGGCCAGAGATGTCTAACTATACTACACTTTTTATGGCTGCGGCCATAGGCGGCGTATTAATTGCAGCGATGGGTACTGCTCAGACACTATACGTACAAGAAGAACCAGTTGAAGTGAAAGGTGTATTCCGTGATTTCTTTATTGGAGCAATCATGGTTGCTTTATTATATCAGTTAATTCCTGATTCATTTACATCAATGACAGATATGATGTCAGGGTTTAAGATGCCGTCATTTCCTTCAGTTGGAGGTGGAGGAGTCAGTGATTCTATTGCGAATGCAGTAAAGAGTGTAGGAAAGGGTGAAGTTGGTGACTTTGATCTGCAAACAGGTGTTCCTAGATTCTAGAAATGTAAGATATATAATATAAATTTGAAGTTTATGCGTAGGGCAGTATAGGTAAAAAATGACAGACGAACGTAAAGTAATTGAATTTTCTTCAAAATCGGTAGAGTACGGATTTTTAAGCAATTTCTATGAATCTCAATTTATGTTTGATGGACTTCCATGGATGTCTGTAGAGAGATTCTTTCAGGCACAGAAGTTTCCTGGAGATCTTGAACTGCAAGAAAAGATTCGTTTAGCTCCAACATCTGCAAAGGCGAAACAATTGGGAAAAACAAAATCAGTGCATTTCCGAAAGGATTGGCCGTTAATTCGTGAAGATATTATGCTTCAAGGACTTCTAAGAAAGTTTGAGCAAAATCCACAACTTGCGCAGAAACTTCTTGCAACTGGCGATGCAGAATTAAAAGAGGCTGCATTTTGGGATGGATTTTGGGGTCTTGGGCGAAATGGAAAAGGCCAAAATCGCATGGGACACCTCTTAATGTATGTTCGTGAAAAATTAAATCCGTCTTGATTTTAATCTAACAGTTATTCTACTTCTTCTTCCCTTTCTTCTTCTTCCCTTTCTTCTTCTTTTTTAAATTCATGATGAAATCCTATAGATTCTTGATGATAGTCACATATAATGTCTTTTTTATCATAGGTCCTTCCTAATACAATCTCACTATATTCGTTTTTGTATTTGTCATATACATTTTTATATATCTTTGTGTATTCTCTTCCATAATGAAATATATAATAAGATAAATAATCTTCTGTAGTCTTTTCCTTTATTGCCAGTGTCTCTGCAGTCCTAGTTGCCTGTGTATGTGCCTCTAAATGTGCCTTCGGATGAGCGTATTTAGTATACATCTCATTGTCTGCTTCAATACATAATAGACATTCTACTTCAATGCTAATTCTTTCTCCAACTCCTGTTGGGTTGGCAACTTGACAATACCTATCTCCACCAAAATTACGATCCTTAGAATGGGGATTGGATGGCATTCTTATTTAACTTATTTAACTTATTGAATCGTACATTGTTGGTTTCAAATTTCAATTTTTAGTCTAAAAGAAAAGTGAATAGACTTTTGCTTCCTTGGGAATTTTATCTGTCTTTATATGAAATACTGAAAACGGTTTTTTATTCACTTGATCACGTGGTCTTGCACTTTTACATTGTTCTGCAATTACACTGTACAGTTCAAAATCAGGATATTTCTCTTCACCCGCCTCATCAATTAATATATTTTCACCTGATTCCGTTAGCATCCATGTCCATAGACAATTATAAAGATCTGATTTTGTCTCCTTGACAATAAGTCCAGCTTCATTGGATAAGACTTTTCCACCACGCTTTTCTTCAGGTGTCTCAGGATATAAGGATTCAAATAGACTTGTTGCAAGACGACATAAATCAAAAGAGGGATTCGGCAGAACCTCCTTTTTACTTTCATCTTTAAAATCTCCAAAATTGTACTGATTTCCTGCATCATTCCCTTCTAAGAAATCATCACTATAGACAACCTTATCCTTTAATTTATAAATAGAACGGCCAAAATCAATGATTTTAAAGACTTTTCCGTAAGTGGGAACTTGCCATGTATGCCCATTTGCTCTGTAATACAAAAACTCCTCATCACAATGTGACCAGACAATATTATTTGTATGAAGGTCATTGTGAGTCATTGAAAAGAGATGCTGCATCGCACAAAGAGCAGCAATGACCTGAAAGATCCACGCGGCCCATTTTTCCTCCCAACCCTCTTCTTTCTTTTCAAGTTCAAGAAGATCATCCATTAATCCATCACAGCGTTCAAGATAAAGGAGAAGTACAGGGAAATTTTTAAGAATAGCTGAAAAGGTTGGTGATTCCTCCTCATCTTCATCTTCATCTTCTGATATTTCATCTTCTGAACCATCTGAATCAGAATTTGTCTTAATATCAAAATCGTCTGAATGAATACTTCCATTCTTATCTTTTACAGAATCAACCTTCAAACTAATCACAGATTTCTTTTCTGAATCATCAGAATCCTCCGAATCAGTTGAAGCATTTTCTAGAAAAGATGGACGACGAGTCCATTCAATTCGTTCTGAATGTGTCACTGAATCTGATGCATCCATCTTTAGATTAAATCGCCCACCCTGCTGAGCACTCCAGAACCATCCATGATTACGAAGACTACTGTAGTCATCCGTTATATTGTATTCATATGTATTTGCAACTCCGCGAAAGGCACCATAATATAGTGCAAAGTGGGGGCTTCCATCTGATTCGCGTAGTCTTGATACTAAATATGAGGCGACGCTTTCTACGTAGGCCTGATTCATTGGATCTGCCTGTTTTTTGAGTGAGCGAAGAATTCCTTTTTCTCCCTTATTTTGGTATTTACCCTTCATATAACTATACGGATCAAGAAGATGAGTAACTTTACAATATGCATTGACTGCTTTGGATTTTTCCAGAGAAGCCCTTGTATTAACGACACGAATAGTAACATCTCCCTTAGCTGCAGGCTCAGATTGGCTGTCCCATTGCCACTGGTTATCTAAAAGGGCATTTAGCCAGGTTTCTTTTGTATCGGGTTCAAGAAGTTCATTAAGGTTATGCAGGCCTGGATGGAAGACTTCAATTTCCCGGTATTCGGTGAAACAGGAAAGACTCTCTTTTTTCAGCGGCCGATAGATTCGTTTTAACGGTGGAAGCCGAGCAACTGAAAATGCAGAATCCCAACTCATCTCTTCTCGGGATAAAGGATTCGCATGTAATTTTAAACCCGCGCATAAGAGTTTTTATGCATTTCACCGCCATACTAGAGAGTTACGAATGAGTGTTCCAATGTCTGCAATGAATGTGAGTTTGAAAAAATTTGATATGAAAAAAATTCCTCAAGATGCAGTTGCTGTTTTTATCGGTCGTCGTCGTACTGGTAAATCAACACTTGTTCGCGATTTGTTGTACCATCATCAAGATATGCCTCTCGGTACAGTTATCAGTGGTACGGAAGAGTCCAATAGTTTCTACAGTAAAATGATTCCTCCACTGTTTATTCATGGTGAATATAGTCCTGTTATTCTTGCAAATTACTGCAAGCGACAGAAGCTTATTATGTCCAAGATTATGGGAGAAAAAGAGCAGTATGGTGAGGCCTTTAAAAGTAAATTAGATCCGAGATCTTTTATGATTCTAGATGACTGTATGTACGACGATTCTTGGACACATGACAAAAATATTCGTTATCTTTTCATGAATGGTCGTTGGCTAAAGGTCTTTTTTTTGATTACTATGCAGTATCCGCTGGGTATTCAGCCGGCTTTGAGAACAAACGTAGATTTTGTCTTTATTTTGAGAGAACCCTACATGACAAACAGGAAGCGCATCTTTGACAACTATGGATCTGCCTTTCCTTCATTTGAGTTTTTCTGTCAGGTCATGGATCAATGTACGCAGAATTATGAATGTCTTGTAATTGATAATACAGCGCAAAGCAATAAGCTTGAGGATTGTATTTTCTGGTACAAGGCCGATATGCACGGAGATTTCAGAATTGGTGCTCCTGAATTCTGGCAGCACAGCGCAGCTCATTATAAGCAGAAAGATGAGGATGGAAATAATCCTTATGATCCAAATGCAGCGAGAAAACTTAAGGGTCCTCCAATTCAAATTCGTAAGGTTTAATCGTAACGAATACTAGATGGACTTTAAGGACCTAATTCCTGCATTAGTTGTTTTACTTTTTGCATCCACTTTACTTGTATGGTATTCCGTTACGAAGACTACGGAAGGCTTTGAAAGTCAAGAGGGTGATCGGTGTGGAGTGGATCAGGCGCCCTGCAAATTCGGAACAAAGTGCATGAATGGATATTGTGTCTCACCAAATGCACCTGTATTTCCGATACTAAATGATTTACCGGTAGAACCTTCGGATTTTAAAGATGCGGGTAGTTTTCTCCATATTGAGTAGATGGCAAAAGGTAAATTCATGGGATTAAGTTTTGCAGTGTGTGCGCTTTTAATACTCTTTGCAGTTCTTCTCTTTGTACCGATGATAAAGTCTGCATTTCCTGGAACTATCCAGGGATTCATGAACTATAGCTGCGATAGAAATACGACGTGCCCTGAGGGACAGTTCTGCCAGAGCAATACATGCATGCCTATTGCCGTTACTGCGACAAATACGGTTGAGAGTAATTGATTTTACTTCTTTTTACGGTTTTTTACTTTTTTTTACTTTTTTAAGAAAACAAAAAATTACTACAGTTATTAACTACAGTAATTTTTTGTTTTATTTATTCATAATTACTCTTCCTTCTTTGCTGCATTCTCCTTCTTGCGCTCTAGGGCAAGGTCTGCAGGGCCTGAGAACAAAGAAGTATGAACGGTATTTACAGAAGATGCTGAGGCAGCAGCATTTGATGCGCCTACATCCTGGGCCTGTCCATCCATATTCATTACGGTCTTCTCTCTTCCGGTCTTGCGCTGTTCCCTGTAGAAGTTCTCACGAGCCTCCTCATTCTCCTTGTACTTCTTCATCAGCGTATTTAGCTCATCCTCTGCATATTCCTGCTCCTTGACGGCATTCGGATTCGGGTCCCAAGGGAGCCACTTTCCGACCTCGCCTACAAAGATGTTGTGAAGAGTATCAAGGCGCTGCAGCTTCTTGCTGCGAGCAATTGCCTCTTCCTGAGTGTTGTAGGATCCACGAACCTTCAAGCCACGGACAGTCGTTCTGAACTTGTTGAGTGCATAGAATTCATCCTCAAGTTTAGTTCCATTCTTGAAGAGAAAGTCATCATAGTCCTCCTGGATCTGTGTAGTCTCAATCTCCTTCGTATTTCTGCGAACATAGCTTTCAAGACTCTCGACTACCTGTTCAATTGAGGCCTTTGATTGTCTGACTAAAAGGGCCGCTCCGGATAAATCAGCGGCATCAAGCTTATTGGATTCGGCATCCAACTTTTTGTTGTAGTTCTGCACAAAATCTACGAGAAACCCTTCGAGCTTCTTTGTCTTGTAGTTGATCTCATAATCCTTTACAAAGTTCTTGAAAAGGAAAACACTCTTGTCCTGCAGGACTTTCTCCGGACTGAGGAAGCTCAGTAAAACAAACTTCTGCCCAGAGATCTCCTGGTCTTCCTCTAAGAAATCCTCATTCTCGGTGTACTTGCTGGCCATTCTACGGCAATTTGAGTTTCTTTCTTAAGCCTTTGTCCGCACAAATTTTCTATGGAAGGAATATAATGGACGTCTCTGAAGTTTTGAATCGCGCGATCAAGTATCTGATTGAGGGCGTTGCAGTAGGTCTTGCGGCCGTATTAGTGCCCCGGAAGACGATCGACTTCCAGGAGGTTGTTGCCATCGCCATCGTCGCGGCGGCCGTCTTTGCGGTTCTCGACCTTGTCTCACCGTCAATTGGCGTAACGGCTCGCCAGGGTGCGGGTTTCGGTATAGGTGCGAATTTGGTAGGATTCCCTCGGTAAGCGCAGCGGACCAAAGCGCAGCGGACCAAAGCGCAGCGGACCAAAGCGCAGCGGACCAAAGCGCAGCGGACCCTTCAGGGTAAGCGTAGCGGACCAAAGCGTAGCGGACCCTTCAGGGTAAGGACCAAAGCGCAGCTCAGTGGAATAGAAAATACAAAATAAATAAAACAACATCGCATATTGCATCATTCAATGAGGCAATATGCGGTCTAAATAGATATGAAATTAAGTCAAACTGCGCTTATACTTGTAATTCTTGCAGCTGCAGTATTGCTTATGGTACTTTATCCTTTAAGAGAATACTTTGGCTCTCCTGGAACCTATGTTCAGCTTGCAACGAGTCATGTTCCGACTGAAGCAGATGCATATTATTATAATGTAGTGTATCCTCGTGAAGTTCGCAGAGAAGTTACAGATATGACAGGGGCCGATCCAGGCGTTTTACGAAGCTCGTTTTTTCCTTGAAAGAAGACAATCTATGTACTGATTAAGGGGCGGTAAATGGCTTTACAAGTGCATAGTACAGTAGCAGCGAATGCTGCAGTAGGAGCCTTATTAAAATTTGTTCAAAATAAAGGAGCAGTTCAAGGACCCTGTGATTGTAAATATTATGAGAATAAAATAATAAAATTGGAGGAAAAGATTCAAAAATTAGATCCTTCTACGCCACAACAAAAGAAATATAAACAATATTTAAAAGAAGATCTAAAAAAGTCAGACGAAGAAATTGATGCAAATATAGAGGATTTAAAAGATTTTTTTAAACAGACATTTTCTCAAGAAGCAGAAGTGCTGCAAATTTCAAAATTAAAGGGTAAAATGCCAGAACTAGATATAAATATGAAAATTATAATAGCACCGCTTATATATTCATATTATTTAACAAGTACAAGAAGCATATCAGATGAAACATTTGATAAATTAAAAAAATTTAGTCCTACTAAATCAGATACTCTTTTAGGAATACGAAATCAACAAAAATTAATAGAACCCTTATATGATAATACTGAGTTTATAAAAACGATTAAAGGTAATAAAGAGGAATTAACAAAGAAATTAAAAGAGATAGGTATTCTAGATAGTAATATAAATGATTGGTTAAATTTAATACTTCCTTTTAAAAGTACGCCATATTATATTAAGTATTCAGAATCACAGAAAGTTAAGCAAGGACAGATAAGAGGTACTATTGAAAAAAAATATAAAGATGAAAAAGAAAAATATGAAAAATTAAAAAATATAATTAAAACTGCTAAAAGTAAAAATGCAAATACAATTATTTTTACTGAAGAATTTAAGAAAACAGATATATATATAAATCAAAATGATAAAAAACAATTAGATCCATTTATTACAGGTATAGCAGAAGAAATTGAGGAAGATATTAGATTAGAACGTATAAAATTAAATAGAAAAAAAAAATTAAGTAAAGATGATAAAGAAACACAAATAAATACTCTAAGAAAAGAAAAATTAAAAGAGTATTCATCAAGAGAAGAACAAAAAATACTTAACTACAAGGAAAAATCAGAAAAACAAATAGAAGAAGAAATAAAAAAAAATGAAAATGCAATTAGACTGAATCCAGATGAACAACCAGATCGTATTCATTGGCAGTATTTTGAAAAGGAAATACTATTGCCTGCTGCTGAAAGTAAAAAAGGAGGATCTCGTATAAATAAAACGCGAAAAATAAAACGCACTTAAATACTTCTGATAAAATGCCATCCTAAATCTTCGCAAATCAGTTTCCAGATTTTATCCTGTGCATACAATTTATCCCTGTTTTTGAGAAGTGGAAAACAGGCCAAGTAATGATCTAATTCCAAAAGCTCACAGAACTTGTACAAAACAAAGGAATATGACAAAAAGTTATTTCTTCCTTTTGGACAATGCTTTTGAAATGAAGGCTGAATCTCCTTGAACATATAACGCAACTTCTCCTCCACTTCACGACTCATGACCGGTGCATTTTGTCCATTGAGACGATTTATAATATGAGGAATATGCTCATAATATTTATTAAACTTTATTTTCTTCAGAATCTCTTTTATTTTTGTTTGTTTAAGTCCATTGAATTGCGTAATTCTCTCCTTCTTGAGTTCTAGTAAAATGGCATCATAGACTTCCTGAGGAATATCAGTGGATTCCTTGGCCTGGAATTGCGCCAACCATTCATTAAAGTGATTAATACGCTTATAAGCATAATAACTGACTTCGCGCGGCGGATCCTTATAACTCGGCTTATCACTATCCATCAAAACAAATTCTTGATTACCGCACGTGGTGCATGTAAAAAGAGCCTCATTGTTGCTGAAAATCATCTCCTTGCCGCATTCATCGCAGAGACCAAAGGAAGAATCAAACGACGCTGCATTGCTACTTCTGGCATTCTGGGGATCAATCTTCTGTAAATATTTATCCAAGAGTTGATCGCGGCGTAAATCTTCACCCTTTTCTTTTTTAACTTCTTGGCCCTGCCCACCTCCTGCAGCCTCTTCAGAATTTGAATACAGGGCCGAAAGGACACTTCCCGGGTGAAGAAGCTGTTTTGAAGATGCAACAGGTTCTGCACCACGACTAATCTTTTCCTGGATGTCATAATATTGGTAAAGAATGTCACCTGTCTCTAAAAAGTAATTATAGATATTACTATTTCCTTCAATGGCTGTAATCTCTTTCTGGACTTCAGACAATTTGGCCTGAAATTGATTAATATCATTCTGGTTCGTTGCAACCTTTAATCCAGCCTCCAACTCTTTTTTCTGTGTATAAAGTGAAGCGAGGCCATCATTCTTCTCTTGCAGGCGGCTCAATTGAACTTGGTGAAGAGTATCCAGCGTAGTACGTGCCTCCGGATTAGAACGCTTGGTGGGCCGAATTTTAAAGAATGGATCCTCCATTGAAACCCTACTGGATCTAAGAAATACTGTTTAAGCATTTTCATAATTTTGGCAAATTTTTTTTCTCTTGAAAGGGTATAAACTAAAATGACAGGTGGTGGTTTGATGCAGCTCGTCGCCTATGGTGCGCAGGACGTCTATCTGACGGGTAACCCGCAGATTACCTTTTTCAAGGTGGTGTACCGTCGCCACACGAACTTCGCCATGGAGGCCATTGAGAACCCGTGGAACGGCGCGCCGAACTTCGGCAAGCAGGTCACATGCACGATCCAGCGCAACGGTGACTTGATCTACCGTATGTACCTCCAGGCCACGCTCCCCTCAGTCTCCCTGCTGGCGTCTGACGGCTCTGGCGCCCAGTTCCGCTGGCTCAACTGGGTTGGTCACAACCTCATCGACTGGGTTGAACTCCAGATCGGCGGCCAGCGCATCGACAAGCACTATGGCCAGTGGCTGCACATCTGGAATGAGCTCACGCAGGAGGCTGGCAAGCAGGCCGGCTACGCGAAGATGGTGGGCAATATCCCCCAGCTCACGAATCTCCTCGTACAGGGCGGCGAGCCGTGCGACAATGACTGCGCTGGTGGTGAGCCGAACACGTGGAACGAGGTTGTCAACTGCTCCCCTGAGTACACGCTCTACATCCCGCTGCAGTTCTGGTTCTGCCGCAATCCGGGCCTCGCGCTGCCGCTCATCGCGCTCCAGTACCACGAGGTCCGCATCAACCTCCAGTTCAACGCCCTGGACAACCTCATGTGGTCCTACTCACCGCAGGCGTCCTCCACGACGGCCATCAACACGCGTGTTGGCAACAGCGGCCTCGTCGCGGCGTCCCTCTATGTGGATTACATCTACCTGGACACGGATGA